ACCACATGCAGTCGGGCGCCTTCGGCGTTTCCGCCACGCGCTCCGGTAGCTCGCCGACATTCTCGACCATCGACCGCATACGCTCGGCCAAATACTCAGCCTCGTCGCGCACAAACTCGGTGCGGCAACTGTCCCAATCGCGGCACCCTGCGGACGCAACCGTCGTCCAGTGCCGCTTGTAGCCGCCGTGCAGCATGTAAAGCTGCGCTTGGACCCAATAGACGTAATCCCATTGCCGCAGTGTCGCCTTCTCGCCATCCTTCGCTTTGAGCTTGCGGAAGGCATCAAACTTGCGCTGGTTGACCACCTTGCATTCCCAAACGTGCGGCGTCTTTGGTGCCGCCGGATGGCCGTAAACGACGCCGTCCATGTGGCCCGCCACATGCCCGCCGGCATCAACGACCTCAAACTGTCGCCCGGTTTCTGGGTCGCGCGTAAGCAACGACGAACCTGGCGCCGCTTGCAGCCGCGCTGCAATCACGTCTTCGCCGCGGTTGCCGTCATCGATCGCGCACAATCCGCGCGCTGGTATGCTGCGCGGTGCGGCCCATAGCCAGCCGTACCACTGACGACGCGAACAGTATCCGCCGCCGCTCATGCCGAGATGCAGTCTCGGCGGCTTCGCTGTCTCACGCCGCTCCATCTCCGCGTCAGCGGCTGCAAGCAAGCCGTCGCGTTCCGTCAATTCAATCTTCGCCATTACTCTCTCCCAAGAAAAAAGGGCGGGCGCCGAAGCGCCCGCCAGTTGAACCGCTTCAGCTAGCCCACGGCGCGGACGCCGGGGCTGGGGCTGTAACGGGTGCTGCGGGGGAGACAGCCGCAGCGGGCGACGAGGGAACAGACGTCGCCAAATAACCGAGAACTTCGTTGTAATTTGGGTTGCGTTCTTGAATGCCGACCCTGACACGCACCCGGCGCGCCAGCAGCTGATCAGTGTCATCGATCTTGGTCATGCCTAGCGCAGTACCGATCGCGCTCAACCGTTCCTTGGCAATCTCAACCGCCTTCGGGTTGGTGTGCCACAGGTTCAGATTGTCCCAGACCTTGCCCTTGTCAGTCTGGATTTCCAGCGACAGCATGTTCGTGCCGCTGCGCGTCTCCTTGATGTCGCAGCCGACGATCTCGCCGTCGTACTCACCCGCCGGCAGCGGACCAAAAGAAGACGGCTCGACCGCCTCAACCTCAAAATTAAGTTCAACCATTCTTCTCATCCTTCTGTGTGATTGCGTTCATCAACGCCGCCCATTCGAGCGGCAGTTCTTCGGGGATTTGGTATCGGGTCTTGGCGACGAAGTTGGGCCGCGAGGCGCAGCGCAGGACACGCTCGCCACTGCCCACGGCCTTGACCTTCTTCTGCCCGAACGACGTGGTCGTCTCGCGCGTCGTCATCTTGTGGTTGGCGAAGCCGACGACGTCGCAGAACTCCGTGTAGAGATCAGACGCGCGCTTATGCAGCTTGATCTCAAAGCGATCGAAGGCTTCGGTCGTCGGATCTTCAAACCGCTTGACTTGGCTATGCGCCAGCAGGACGCACGCCATACCCTTCTCGCGCCGCAACTGCGTCAGCTTGCCAAGCAGTGCGCGGTGCTGGGACAAGGCGGCGACGTAGCCCTTGCCATACCCCATGTCCTCAATCGAATTGAGCTTGTTCTCTTCACAGACCGTCGCCCAGGTCAGCGCCTCAAACCAATCGAGGCTGTCGATCGCGACGACCTTGTAGTCGTGCTTTTCCTTGATCAGTTGATCCAGCGCCGCCATCACCGCGCCTGTGCTTTCGCACAGATCAAAGCGGTCAACGCCGACAACGTCAGCGCCTTCCTCAGTCGGCACAAAGATCGCGTGCTTGCCGCTACCGGCCGCAAACGTGGTTTTGCCTACGCCCGGCGGGCCGTAGATCAGAATGCGGGGCGGCGCCATTGCCGTTCCGCTCGTTATGTTAAGAGTCATCAGATTTTCCTTTCTCTCTCTTCAACAATTCCAAAACGACGGCCTCGCGCAGCACCCACAGGCGCGGCGAACGATCAGCGCGCACGACCACGATGTCGGCGTCGTCCTGATCAAAGGCGTCCATAATTATTTTGAAGCCGTTCTTGCGGCGCTTGCATTCGATGCGAAGTCCCTCGACCACAACGTCGCCAGCAAACTCTTCGCCAAGCTGCTGTTTGAATGCGCCTGAACCGAAGATGCGTTTTGCTTCCAGCCCTGCCGCTTCGGCCGCAACCACGACCTCGCGCTCTAACTCGTAACCGCGCGCCTTGTTCCGGGCGCTCATTGCTGCGCGCTCATATAGGCAAACTGGTGATCGTCAGCCGTGACCTGGCCGCCGGTCTGGCGCATGATGTTGGCGGTGATCCGTGCGCCTGGGCGCATCCGCCCGATCGCGTAGTAGTAGACGGCGGGCCGGCTGCACTCGAACAACTCGGCGGCGGCGGTGTACGTTAGATCGTTTTCGAGAAGGTAATCCCGTAAAAGCATTTTTCTGCACTAAACTTTGCGTTTGGTAAATTATTAATCTTCACTATCATGCAGTAAGAAAGTCTGACAATATGTTTCTGCAAAAAAAATAACGGAGCGAGACAATGTCGAAAAACCGCATAGCGGAGTTGGCTGCCCGGGCAGGAATAAAAATCCCCGAGTTAGCGCAAAAAATCGGAATGAAACCGCCGACGCTGCGCGTATACACGCGCGGCGAACGCGAGCCGCGCCCCGCCCTGGCGGAGAAAATCGCCGCAGCACTCGGCTGCACGGCGAACGAGGTGATGGGGTTTGACATGAACGGCGGGCCACCGCCGCGCGAGGCCGGCGAAAATCAGATACCCTTATATGGCAACGCTGCGGCTGGTATCGGCGCCGACGTCACCGACGTCAGCAGCCCGGTCGAGTACGTTGACCGGCACCCGGCGATGATAAGCAGCGCGGCGGGCTACGCCGTGTTCGTGATCGGCACGTCGATGGAGCCGCGCTTCCGCGAGGGTGAGATCGTTTACTGCCGCCCCGGCAAGCCACCGCGCAAGGGCGACGACGTCGTCGTCCAGCTTGAGGACGACACAGGCCGCACGGCCATCGTGAAAGAGTACGTGTCTGCTGATGACACTGTAATTACCTTACGCCAATACAACCCCGAAAAAACGATCACGATTCCCCGTGATCAGCTTGTTTCTGTCCACACGGTCTGTGGAACGACAATAGTGTAATTTTTTGTAGACAAAAGGTTACGGCGTAGATTACGCTTCCCTCTCGTTTTTTTTGGAGAGGGAAAATGCTTCGATTTTTTACTGAACTTGTCGTCCTGTCAGCCCTGCTGGCAACCGTCTATCTCACATTAATTATGACCTGCGCGTCGATCGATCGGTGCTTCGTATGAGCGCCGTTCTGTTGAGCAAAAAGGATGCCTGTCTGCGCTTGTTTGGTGCGGCGAGCAGCTATCGCTATCGCCAGCTTGAAGACCTGGCCGCTGCCGGCGAGATCAAAATGGTTGGCGACCGCTGGGTGCCGACGTCGGAGATTCGCCGCCTTGCAGGTGATCACGATGAGTGAGTGCGAAAAGTGTGGCGGCAACCAATACCACCGCACCAGCAACGGCATGATCGTGCAGTGCGAGTGCATTTCTGATGCCGCCTATGACGCGGTCAATCGTCCCGCCCACTACGCGCAGGGCGACATTGAGTGCATCGATGCGATCAAGTCAGCGGTCGCTGACCTGCGCGGCGTCGAGGCGTACATGACCGGCACGATCATTAAATATGTTTGGCGCTGGCGCGCGAAAAACGGCGCTGAAGATCTGCGAAAGGCGAGATGGTTTATTGATAATTTGATTGAGGAGACGCGCGATGGCAAATGATTTGAATGACGCTTGGCGGTTCCGCCACTCCAAAATGATTGCCGCCCCGGCAGAGAAGTCGGAGCGGCTGAAGGTCAAACAAATTGATTTTGGTGGGCAGTTTGAGGACGACCCCCGCGCGGTGCGCGAGGGCGGCAAGCTGAGTCTAGTGACCCAGCGGAAGCTGCTCGCTCACGCTATCGCTGCGAGCAGCCGGCGCGGATAGCGTTAGCGGCTTGGTGATCTCCACCGGGCTGACCGAATTAAACAAATCCGCGGCGCGATCGGCGAAAGCCATCGCGTCGTTTTTTGTTTGAAACTCAAAGGCGAGAACGCCGTCTTCGTCGTCTTCTATCGTGACGTCCCAGACGCCGCCTTCATCGTGTACGCGTATTGCGATCATAAAAAAAACTCCCTTTCCTGCTGATGATAAAACCAGAAGAAAAGGGAGAAAAAAATTGTCAATTTGCCAAGCAATTTGCCAAGCATTTTGACAAACACTTTTGTTTTAGCTGCTAGATATTTCAATTATGTCTCATCAGGCGGAGTCCATGTGGTGTCGAAAATAGACCACCCGAGTTGGTTTTTTCGCTCATTGTCAAGACTCTCAATCTGATCGACGCGCTGCCGCAACCCTTGAGAGAAGCTATTCATTTTGTGGCTGTTGTCGACGATGACCTTAAAATAGCGGGTCGTGTATGCCTCGATCATCACGATTGATTCCCGCGTCGGCCTGATCAATTTTTGTCGGCTGTCGTCGTTTTCGGCATCGCGGGAAATGTAGCCGGCGCAGTCGGCGGCTGAGAGTGTGCGCGCGAATGCGGAGTCTGCGACTGACCGGCAATGCTCCCGCAGTTCGACGCGTGTCAGCCAATAGCCGCGCATCCACGCTTCCATCAGGCTGTAGAAAATCGTGCTATGCGCGCGGCCTTGAAACCAAAACTTGCAGCACGGGTCGGCGCCTGGGCGCTGCGCTTCTTC